GCCAGCTCCGACGCCGACAGCGCTGGCCGCTACACCCATCTCAAGCAGGCGCGCATGGCCGCGACTCAGGCCCAGCTGATCTTCACCGAAGCGGCGCACATAACCGCCTATCGGCGCATGCACCATGGAGGTCCAGAGCCGATCGCGAACGCCCTCATCGAAGATGTTGTAGTTTTCCCGCGGATCGGCGTAATACTGCGAGTAGCGGTCGTCCCGTGGCGCAACCCGGCCCTGCCGCGGACCGACCGTGCTGGCGTACTCGCCCTGCGGCATGACCGGCTTCTGCGCGTGGAGAGTGCCGGCTCTCGTGGAAGGAAGATTTCGTGCCATGGGCGATCACATGATGGAAGGTTGACGACGAGGCGCGTGGGCCTCCTTGAGCATGTAGCTCAGCGCCTCCTGCGACACCGGCGCGAAAGGAGTGCGATCACCACGCTCACCCTGCAGAGCCATGCCGACTCGCTGGCGCTGGAGGTCGGCAGCCGTCTGAGCCAGGTTGGCCGGCACGGTCTGCATCTGCCCGCGAGCACCCTCGAGGCCGCGGGATTCGACCCGACGCCGCTCGTTGTTCGCATGAAGCGTCTCCATGCGCTCCATCTGCTGGCCCGGCGTTTCAGCCACCATCTCGTTGCCGGGGAGGACGCGCCCCATGGCCGATGGCGCTGCATCGCCGTAGGTGGCGGCTCCCTCGGGGTGCAGCGGCGCCTGGAGCCGCCCGGTGGGCATCGCCTTGGCCGCGGGGTTCGGCTGCTGGGAGGCGCCGAGATCGGCGACCTCCTGAGCAACGCCGAGCATCTGCTTGCGTGCGAACTGGCCGGGCTCAATGCCCGGAACAGCGACCTGGCGAGTGGGACGAGGACCGGCGGTAAGCATGGCGAGTCAGGAAATCAGTAGGCGTGCGCCGACTGCACAGCAGCGGCGTAGGCGTTGTAATCGCTCTGCTGCTGGCCCTGCTGCATGAGCATGTTGGCCAGAGCGATCGATCCAGCGGTGGCGCCGGCGCCGGCGAGCGCGATGCCGCCGACATCCCACGGAAGGCGTTGCTCAGCAGGCATGTCCTTCAACCAGGGGATGGCGTCAGCCCACGGAAGGCCGATCGCCTTGGCCTCGAGTTCATCGGCCGGCAGCGCCTCGCCCTTGAGCAGCTTGGCCTGCTTCTCGTCGATGATGCCGGCCTGGTGAAGGACGTCGACTTTCATCGGATCATCCTTTAACCCCAAAAGCGTGCGTTCGTAGGCGTCGTTCGACTGCCCGCCTTGAAGGTTGGCGATCCGCTGAATTCGCGAAAGAATAGTCCTTTGCTCGTCAACGGACTTATCCCTCAACGCATCATGTGCGCGTAATTGTGCGGCAAGATCAGAAACAACAGCGGGATCCGCTTTTCCTCTTGAGCCACCAGCACGGCTCGTCTCGGCCATGAACGCCGCAGTGGCATCGACTGGATCGAGATCCGCCCTGATCTGCTGATTTTTACGATCCCATGCATCCCAGCCAGCGCCGGTAACACGAAGATCATCTTTGCCGCCGGGTGTTTTCAGGTCAATCGCGGTGGGCAAGCCAGTCGCGTTCTGGATTCCCATCAGCAGTGACCTCTGCGCGGTCATGTTCTGCTTGACTCTCTTGCGCAGATATTCAACCTGCGCCCCTGACAGCTTGTTGCTCATCGTCACTCACCCATGAAAAGGATCTTCTGGCGGATCGCATCAGGCGGAGCCTGAGCCAACACCTTCCAGGCGTCCTCGGGTCGCGCGTCCATCGCCTGGGTGAAGGCACCCCAGACGTCCTGAGCCGAGATCCCGCCACCCCCGCCCGGGGCCGGCATGGGCATCTGCGGCCGCTGGAATCCCTGCTGCGCCGCGGCCTGCTGTTGAGCGGCGGCCTGCTGATCGGCCCAGTCCTGAGCGCGGAAGTCCTGCATGGGCACGAGCCGGCCCTGCGTCTCGGCGATGCCCTGCTGCAGGCGATCGCGAGCCTCCTCGCCTGGGGTCTGCGTCGGGAACGGGCCCTCGGGACCGAAGAAGCCCTCGACGTACTCGCCCAGTCGCTTGGGATCGGTGAGGATGTGGGTCAGCGCTTCACGCTCGGCCTTGGCGGCTTCGAGCAGTGGCACCACCTTCTCGACGTAGCCCTGGTACTCCCTGACGACGTCGGCCTGGTACTGCTGGTGCTGCAGGGCCTCCAGCAGAGCGTCTTCGACCTGGCAGGCGTAGGTGTTCAGGCGAACCGGCGCTTCGGGCCCGAAATGCTCGAGCAGCTCGAGCGATTCGTCGCTGATCTGGCTGAGGTAGCGATCAACCGCGCCGGCGCCGCTTGGTGCCGTTGCGGCTTGGGGCACCGCCACCGGCACCATTTGCACCTGCGGCTGGGCCTGCGGGTACTGGGGCTGGGCCTGGGGCTGCTGGTAGTAGGCCGGCGTTGGTTGGGGCTGCCAGGTCGGGCTCGCCGAAGCCACTGCCGGGGCCTGCGCCACTGCCCAGTTGAGCGCCGTTGCGGGCGGAATCGGCTGGGTCGTAAGCGAGGGTCCCGCCGGCGCCGAAAACTGGGGACTCGGAGTAGGAAAGGCGGCCGGCGTCCCCTGGAATGCCTGCTGCCATTGCGCCGGAATCGAAGCCCAGCTGTCCTGGACGGGAGCCTGCCACGAAGCGAGCTGCTGCGGCGAAGCTGGCACGCCGCTGGGCATCGGCCCGGTCGGCGCCTGTTGCGAGGCCGCGGGCGGCGCGTAAGCGGTCGGCATCTGTGAGGGTGTCGGGGATGCCGACGGTTGCATCCCGCTCTGAATAGCGGCCTCCATAGGTCAGCTCGGTACGAAGGTGGGCAAGTGTTCGGTACAGGTAGGGCGTCAGATCCAGCGCAGGATCGGCGGCGAGAGGCAGGTCCGGCTCCTGCGGATGGGGGGTCGAGAAAAACGCCCGGATGGTGTCGATCGTGATCCCAATCGCACGCTGTGTCGCCTCGGCCACACGGAAAGGGTATCCACCCAGCATCGCGGCCCGCTCCTCTGGCGTCTTCTCGGGGAAAAGCCACATGAGTGCTTCCAATGAATCAACGCCTATTTCTTGGAGATTTCGGACAACTATGCTTGCTTGGAGAATTTCTTCGTTAGACTGCGGAAATACTTCACCCATCCAACGATACAACACCGTCGTCTCACCGTCGGGAATCAAGCCAATGACGCCTGGTGGCACCTCGCCTGTTTTCTTGATCTGCATGATCGCGCTGTTAACCGCTTCATTCCACTGCTGCATCAACTGCTGATACATCTGCATGATCTGCGGAAACTGCTCAGGCGGAATGGTTTCCTCCAGCGGCGGCTCCGGCTTGATGATGCCAAGCGCCACGGCAAGCGACTCGCGGAACAACGTCTCCTCGTGGAAGATCATCAGCTGAAACAGCTGACACAAGCCGTACTCGAACAGATCCCGGCACTTGCGCTTTGCAGTTGCGGAAACACGCCCGTACAGCGTCTTCACCTCGTAAGCCGTGGCGCCACTGTTGATCGACAGATCGTCCACCCCGCCGAGCGCCGTGCGGATCATCTCCTGGCACATCGTCGTCCAGGACGTCAGATCGCCGCTCACCGCATCCGGGCTGATGTAGCCGACGCGATCCGCCGCTTCCACGTTGGCGATCACGCGCGGCACGCGCAGTGCATCCCCTCCGTAGCCGGGTTCTGAGACCCGCGTGCTCCGCGTTCGCACGCCATTGAAGCCGCTGTTGCTCGCCACGGTGGCCCGTTGAGCCTGTGCGCCATCTTCGTCCGGCTCGATCAGGTCATGACGCGGGCGAGAGCTCACCAGCGTCGGATTGCCGAAGAAGTGAACGTTCTTGCGGATCGAGCGCACCAGGCGATCGTGCTCAAGGATGTGCGATGCCAGCCAGTCAAACTCGCCATAGCCCTCGCCTTCCTCCAAGCTGCGGTTGTTGAAGACCTCCACCGCTGGGATGAACCCGAGCGCGTTGGTCATCACCGTCTTCTTCGCAGAGGCGAGTCCATCGAACTCCGGCCGCTCTTCAGAGATCGTCTGCTCAACGCGATCCTTGTACACCTCGAGCTTGATCCAGCGCAGCTGCGCATTCGAGGGTCCGCCGACAAAACGCACATCCTGACCAACCTGCGCGGCACCGAGGGAAGCACCAAAGCCCTTCGGCGGCCTGACCTTGAAGCTGTAGATAATCTGCAGCTCCGTCAGGTCACCATCATCATCGTAGTAGGCGCGATATTGATCGTAGCGGAAATAGTGAACCCTGTACAAATCCTTGCTGGGCCTGAAATAGAAAAGCCCGCGTCCATCAATCAGGAACGAGTCAATGATCCCCTCAAGGCGCCCAGGTAGCTTGTTGAATGCCGAGACCCGCTCAATGAAATCGCGCCGTTGGCCGTAGCTGTCCTGCTTGGCGTGAAACTCGATGCCCTGCCGCGTCATGAACAGACGCATCTGCGCCAGATGCGCCGGCACGATCATCGATGCCGCATCATCAGAGGAGCGCCGCGTGCGCGCTGCCTCCAGCATCTGCATAAAGCGCGTCTGATCCGGACCTTGCATGGCGCTCCTATCTTGCGTTCAGGGTATCGCTACTCGAGATCCCAGTCGCCCCACTGCGCCTGAAGAGCCCCCTGGCCGACCAGGCCGCGGATCGTGAGCACCGTGGCATCCACGCAGTCATCGTGATCGGTGTAACCGAAGTTCACCATCTCGTCTTTGAAAGCATCCCAGTTGTAGAGCGGATTCCACGTCACCTTGCCCGTCTGGAACAGGCCCAAGGTGCCGCGAAAACGACTGAGCTTGTCACCACGGTAGCCCTTGACTCCGCGCAGCACGATGTTGTAGAGCCCGCGCTTGTCGTGAAGAATCGCCTTGGCGTCACCGCGAATGCTTTGCTGGTAGCTGATCTCTTCAAACAGCACCGTCACCGGGCAATCAGTCGGATGCCAGCGCTCCTCACCGTTGATCTCCTCAACGCGCACCAGCTCCTGCTCCTCCAGCATGTCAAGCAAAGCGTCGAGCTTCTCGAGATTGCCCATGGCCCGCATGCGCTGGTAGCTGATCATCTCGACATTGCCATCGCGAATGCCGCCCAGCAGCATGACCGTGTAATCATTGCGCTCCTTCAGTCCACTGCTGAGATCCACGCCAACACAAAGCATGTCATAAGGCTGAACAGCACCACCGCTATCGCGCTTCAGCGGCTCCTGCACGAACCACGTTTCAGGGAAATTGAGCTCACTCTGCGCAACGGGCAGGTTCTGAAACTGAAAGCTGAAGTCTGTCGGCGACTCACGACGAAGCTTCTGCAGATACGGCAACGACCACATCTCAGGCCAGTACGACCACTCGAGTCCATCACCATCAGTGAGAATCGCCTTCTCGACGATGACGCGCCAACCATTCTTCTGCACAAATGTTGTGCCGTAGATGTCAACAGCGCTGAATCGCGTGCCCAACGCAATGCAGCGACCACCGTCCAGCAAGCACGGCCGCACCACCTGCTGCCAGTTCGTGATCAACTTGGCGCGAATGTCAGGATTCGAGATCGAGTCCACGCTCTTGATCGCGTCATCAATCACGATCAGATCCGCGCGGCGCGACACGATGGCACCACCAAGGCCAGAAGCGCAGAGCGTGTACGGATCATCAGCATCAACCTGAACATCCGCGAAGTCCATGTCGATCGCCCAGAGCTCATCCGACGTGCGGTCCTTGCCAAGTCGCACCGTGGGAAAGACCTCGCGAAAGGGCTTCGAGTTGATGATCTGCTTGATCTGAAAACTCTTCGATCGCGCAATGTCCAGTGCATAGCTAATGTAGAGAATCCGCAACAGCTTGCGCGCTTCACTGTGAATACCAATCGCCCACGCCGTGAACAGCGCCAGCACTGTGCTCTTCGCCGAACCTCGCGGCGCGAGGATCGCCGTGTCCGCTCCAGCAATGCGCAGCAACCGTGAGCTCGTCTCCTCCGTGACGAACTCGTGCACCCATTCCTCGTGATGGCGAGCATTCGGCTTGCCCATCACCTTGCAGAACACCGAGAAATCCGTGCGCGCAAGACGAATGTCCGGCGGAACCTCGATGTCAATGCGCGTGTCCGCGTTGGCCAGGGCTTTCGCGCGTGCCAGGAGACCTACTGAAGCGTCCATGCTCGACCCCTGGAATCAGTGCTAGGATGCGAGATTGCGACCCCGGCTAGTACATTGATACTAGGGCTCATGTGACGGGCGCGCGCGTAGCAGAAATTTTCGGCCCTCAGGGATCCTCGTGTGCCGCGATCGCCCCGCCGGCCAGGAGCTGCATCGTCCGGGGCCGGGTGCCCCAGCCGTAGGAGCGAAGCAGGCGGCGAAGCGACTCGAGGCAGGCGTAGACCATGAGCTCAGAGCGAATGACGGGCATCGATGTCAGCCCAGACGGACTGCATCGCTTCCTCGATCGCCGGCCAGACAGCAGCGTTGCGACCGAACACTTTCTTCAGCATCTTAGCGGTGATCTCGACG